TTCTTCTTCCTTCATAGCCATTTTTGGTTTTGCTTCAGCACCATATTTTTTACGAAAATAATTCATTTTCTTGCGAAGCTCCTTAGACATTTTTTCTTTGGGATTTTTCGCCTTAGGGCTGTGGCTTGGGGAAGGGTTGTAGAACAAAGCTTCATCTATTGTTTCTTCTTCCTTCATTGCCATCTTCGTGGCTGTGGCATACATCACACTCTTGGCATCAGAGCCATAACGACTGCGAAAATCTTTGAAGTTTTTCTTCATTGACTTCACAATCTTTTCGCGTTGTGCCATGTCGGCATCCGTCATTTTGGCTTCTTCCATGTTACTTACCTTTTTTGCGTAATTTGGCTAATACAGCACCTGCAATCTTGGCGCCACGTTCTTTACCATACTTACGACTTGCCTTCTTGGCAATCTTGCCAAACATCTTACCCTTTTTGCCAATGTCCTTGCCAGCTGCTGCTGACTTGGCTGAGTAAGAAGCTTCATCCATTTGTTCCACTTCTTCCTTCATACCTTTCTTCTTGGCACGAAGCATCTTGAAGTCATGAGCATCCAACTTGCCATTTTTGTTCATGTCAATCTTATGTTGACCACCCTTCAAGGCTTCATCAAGCTCATCTTCATCTTCTGCTTCTTCATCGTCATCTTCCATTTCTTTCTTCATCTTCTTGGCTTCTTCCACACATTCAGCACATTCTTCTGTGTTGAACATGGATGATGCCACTTCAATCTTTACAGCATCCAACACTTCTGTTACACGAGTGCTTAAAATATCATTTAGAAGCTTTTCTGCTCCTAGATTATCACCGCCGTCAATGCGGTCAATTAAATCTAGAACATTTTCATTCATTTCTTCCATAGTGGTTTCCTCTTGAATGGCTGGTTTTAATTTCGAGACATGCACTGTTACGGGATACGACTTGTTGTCCATGACTTGAACATTGACATGACCCATTAACGCAGCACGTTCAGCTTTTTTATTGTCAGCAGAATCGTGACGATATATCACTTTGCCTGTGACTTTCTTTTTGTTATGTGTAAAGGTGACCGTGTCACCTACCTTAACCTCATTTATTTCCATTCTTCTTCTCCGGTGGTGCTGGGAATGGAGTTCCCTTCGGTAGAATGTTTCCTGGTTGATTTGGATCTTCAAGTGGTGCTGAATAATCCATGGAGTCGGATGCTGCTTGTTCCATCTCGGCATCCATGTCATCAATTTCTTCTTCAGTGAATCGTAAGATGTTCTTTTGAATGTATGTCTTGCTGACATATTTTCCTACAAACGGATCCACTTGAGCTAACAATTCAATCCGAGAACGCATGATTTCTTGGTCTTTGCTTTCTGTGTAGTAGGCATCTTGAGCATACACATATTCAATGGATTCTACAATGTCATTCCAATCTTGTTCTGTTAACACACCCTTTAAAATCAATTGTGTTTTCAACAAATCATGGAACATCATGGCGAATTGCCGACGAAGTTTACCAATGAACTTTGTGAACTTCAACTCATCTCGGGTGATTTCAGCAGCACGTCCAAAGTTTAACCCACCTTGTTGTTGCAATCTGGACATTGGCACATTCAACGCTTGATACAACTTGCGTTGGAAATATTCAATGTCAGCAATTTCACCGAGATTTTGCCCACCAGGCAGTGTTTGAATTTCTGTACCCTTTCCACCCTCACGACGAGGCAACCAGAAATCTTCCAACATGCTCATGGCTTTCTTGTCATCTCGAAGTTCACCTGTGTTTACATCATACACCATCTTGTTGCGATAGCGATTCATGATGTCTTTTAGATATTGTTCTGCCTTCAATTTCGGCAAGTTACCAACATCAATATAGAAGATTCTTCTTTCTGGCGCACGAGCTAACCGATAAATCACCAGTGCATTTTCCATCATGCGCAACTGATTGGCTGGCTTGATGGCTTTATGTAAATAACTTAAAACTAATTGATTATCTACGTCAAACAATCCTGATGGAGTATAGCAAATGGCATCTTTTGTGATTTTCAATCCTTGGACATTGGTGTTGACTGCCACATTTTGTGTCATGTGGATGCCCTTTTCATTGTAAATGAAAAACTCTTCCGTGGCTTTTACAAATTCCACACCAGTCTTTGGTTCTTTTTCTTTGATGACATTACGAACTTTCTTAATCTTTCGTGGGTCAATATAGCGAATGTCAGTTAATCCTTGCTTTGGTTTCGCTGTATCAATCACTTTATGAAAATACATTCTACCATCAATGTACCAACGACGAAAATAATCTTGTCCTTTGTCCTTGAAATGTAGTAAACGTAGAACAGTATCAAATTCTTGTTCAATGCTTTTCTTGACACTTGAGGAAACTTTCACATTTCGGAGGTCAAGTTTCACAGAAGCTTCATTATCTAGATTGGCAATGGCTTCATTTACCACATCATCAATGGCGGCGTCCACATCTGCCATCAAAGAGATATCACGATATCTTTTAATTTGTTCTGATTCGTTTTTTGCGGCACCTTCTAAATCCAGGTAGGAACCATAGTATCCTCCTGCTTTGATGGTGTCGAGTGCACCATCGTCAGAAGGCGGCACAAACGAACGCTCAGTTTGTGCCGGACCCTTCCGCTTTATCTCGTATCCAAAAATATCCATAATATGTTACCTATCCTCTTAAGGATTAAACAGGTGTTACTTCAAAATGTGAATATTGGAAAGTCACATTGAATTCTGAAATCACATCATTGGCTGAGTAGGCAAGAGCCACTTCAGACACAGTAATTGGAAATGCATTGAAGATGTTGTATGTACGAATAGTTGCATCGTTACGGTCTAATTGTGCAACTGACATATCACACATATATGTAGCTGGTGCCAATGAACCGCCGTTGTTCACACGGTTGTTCATGAGGTTTGACCATGATTCGAATAAACGACGGAGCTTCATTTCTGTGTCGTTCAATACGGTTATTGTCCATGGATCAAATGTCCGTTCGCCAGCCATCTTTACTTCACGACCACGATATTGCACGATGGTTGGGTTGACGTTTGATGCTGGCAAGGCTGCAGATGTTACTAGTAGTGAATCATCACTTGCACCTGCTCCAACAGCAGCAGGGAAAGTTAGTGTCACTAGGAATTGGTTTGGACGAGCACCACCTGCGCCTAACTTATTCTTAAATTGTGAAATATCCATTTGTATCTTCTCCTAGAAGTTATTAATTAGGCGCCAACGATTTCTTCAAATGCCACGCCAGTACGTGTAGCAATGAAGTTCAATGAGATGAAGTTGATGGAACGAGCTGGCTTGATGTAGATGTCAGCCACGAATTCGTTACGGTCAATTACTTCACCTGTGTTATTTGTTTCATCACAGATTACGCGGAAGTCGTAGATACCACGACGACCCTTGATGTCACGCAAGAATGGTTCCACCAAGTTACGGAATTGTGCACGTGTGAATGCATCATTGAATTCAAACAATTGGTACTTAGCTGCTGTGGCAATGGCCTTTTCTAGTACGATGAACAAGCGACGTACATTGATGCGGTCAAATGCTGATGGCTTGGCAAGAAGTGTCTTGTCGCCGAACAACACAGTGCCTTCACCAGGGAATGATACAACAGGGTTGATACCTGCCTTGTACAATGTGTCACGGTCAGTCTTGTCTGGTGAATAAGCCAACTTCACAACATTCTTGATTTGACCACGATTTAAACCACCTGGTGAGAACCAAGGATCGGCAATGGCATCGGTACGTGCGCACAAACCAGCTACGTCAGCGTTTAATGGAATCCAACGATACTTGTCGTTATACTTGTCGTATTGATACTTCCAACCTGAGTCCATGACGGCATATGATGTATTTACATTGAATGCAGCATCTTGACGTTCAGTAACAATGTCATCAGCTTCATCGCCGGCATTGTTGTATACGGCAGCAAGTGTTGGTGAAACGAACACTACGCAATCTAAGCGAGTTGTTGCAATGTTATCAATGATGTACTTACCAACTGCCAATGAGTGAGGACCATTGATAAGAAGGTTGATGTCAATCAATTCTGCGTTGGCAAACAAGTCATAACCTGTTTGAATTTCTGCATCTGTTGGAGCATCATTGACACCACCTGTCAATGAACGTGTAACAACTGTTGACATGGTCTTGAAGGTGGTAGCTGCTGAGCTTGAGCCCCAAGCAGTGTCACCTGCTTCTACTGATGTGGTGTGATCCATCCACCAAATATACTTTGAACCCTTCAACACTTCAACATAATAGTTGTTGGCACCTGCTGATGTTCTTGCATCAGCAGCTTTGGACACGTTGGCCCACTTTTCAAGAACAGTACCAGCTGTACCTGAGATTAAACCATCTTCGTCGATAACGATGATGTGTAGTTCATCATCAGCACCGCCAAGATTGCTTACATAATCTGAAGTGCTTGGTGCTGAATCAAATTGGTCTTCATATGTCCAACCTGTGAAGGTTGCTGAGTCAGCCATGGAAACCTTAAGTGAGTTGCCTAGTGTACCAGGATACTTGGCAGCAAATTCACCAACGGCGCCTTCACCAGCTGCATAGCTGGCTTCCCATACAGTTTCATTGTTGATTTGAACTGCAGTTCCTGTTGATACAGCGTTACGTGCTGATGTACCAATTGCACGAACTACTTTAAGGTTGTTTGAGTAGCTTAAGAAGTTGGCAGCTGAGAAGAAGCTAGCTGCTGTTGTGTCATTTGGCTTACCAAATGTTTTCACCAATTCAATTTCTGAACTGATGGTTACTGGGTCGAAGCAAGGGCCCCATTGGAAGTCACCCACGAAGCCACCGATTGATGTGGCAACGGCAGGAACTACGTTGGTTAGGTCCTTTTCAACGACTAGTACGCCCGGCGAAAGTTGAAATGCCATGTTATTCTCCTATATCTGTGTAATTTTTCAAAGACCCAAAATTCATTTGTCTTGGAACAAGTTGAAAATATTTATAAGTTTACGAATCTTTATCTATCTTCCATGGCAAATTTCTGTCTGTGGACCATACAATATTGTCTGCCACAAACGTTTCTTCATCAGAACCATTGTCTATAAAGCCAAAAGGAGTTAACTCATCCTCGATTTGTAACATTTGTTGTTTGTATATTCGTTCACGAACATTCACGTCCGTTAACTCTTTGAAATACTGATTGGTTGTAAGCCATCCAAAAAGGACCAGAGTCATCACTAAATCGTCGTGATACCCTTCATCAGCCACGTAACTACCACTTTTCTCCACGAATGTTGAAAATTCATGTATGGTGTCGGCGTCAAATATATTTAGTTTTTTCTCTTCCAGTAAACTCTTGATGGCGAAACACCCTTGTCGTTTCACCGTCTTGGTGGTTCTTACACCAAGAGTTGTGGACTTGGAAAATCCAGGACTAATATATGTTTGATTGTTTTCCTTGATGGTGCTCAGTATGTTTTCATACTCCAATTCAGCATACAAGATGTCGGCAATTTGACCGCCAATGTCATTGGTTTCCACCAACACCATGGCATTGTTGTAATCTTTGGCTGTTTTATGAATCACTTCAGGAAACAACATGGGAGCAATGGTGTTGTTTTTAAACTTTCCCACCAACTTATATGGCATATCTGTGACATCAACTATAGTGAAAGCTGAATAGTCACCACCTACACCACGTGAAACGTCCACAGTAATCACATAATTTTTTCCCACCTGTGGTTCTTCATACAACATCAACCCCATGTCATTGTAATAGAACGGATCCATGCTACTCATTTGTGCCAATGTTCTACCGTTAATCAAGGTGTTACTAGACCCTAAAAACTCACACAACACTTCTTGATTGAACTTCACTTCTCCAAGTGTGCGTAGTTGTTCTTCGGCCCAAACTTCATCACGCCCAGGAATTTCCCAATAGGGAATGAAATGTGACACAAAGCCGTTCTTGCCTTTTTCTGCTTCATTCCAGAACTTCCAGAAATGATTATATCCTAATGGTGTGGATGTTAACAGAATCTTTGTGGTGGTACCGGCAGAAATGGTGGGGTATACTGAGGCAAAGAATTCTTCAGCAACATTGTTGGGAATAATGGCAGCTTCGTCAATGTACAACCAGTTAACAGATTTACCACGAATACCTGATGCTGTTGTAGCGGCTGTGAACACTTTACTGCCGTTCTCTAATTCCACATTACCTTTATTCCAAGTACGAACACCCTGTTGCATCCAGATGGGAAGATGTTCATACATGATTTGATACCGGTCCAGAACTTCTCGGGCTCTACTTTTTTCTTCTGACAATCATATAATTTAAACTTAATTAACCCTTTGTCCAACGATACAATGTGACAATAAGTTTCAATGAAATAGATGGGATCTTTTTGACATTTCACAAACTCTTGAATTTCTTCAGGTGTGAATTGATGCTGATACCCAATTGCTTTTAAGTTAGGATTGCCATGATATGAACTTTCTTTATCAATCATTCGAACTCTCTATTTGTATTGGTTCTTGGGCTTGTTTCATGGCTTTCAACAACTCATGTGTGGACCCAACAAACAAATTGTTCTGTGTTTGTATCTTTGGTTTATCTTCTTTTTCCAAGTCTTTCTTTCGTTTCTGAACTTCTAGTAAATCTTTTGCTGTATCGGAAACCGTTTTAATCAATTGGCCAGCCACTTCATAGGCACGTGGATGGTCACTATTTTTTGCAATGTGAAGAATGCCATCAATGGCCTCATTTCCTTTGTCAATAAGATTACGCAACGTTTCTCTGGCATGTGCGGCATCATCTTCTAAAGGAACAGGAACAATGACACTTGTTTCATCTTCTATTTTTGTCACATTGAACTTATCATTTAAATTATCAAAAGTCATTATTCACCTGTATAAATTTCATCAAAATCTTGAATGTAGTCGTATGCGTCTGTAGGTAAGGCTGTGGTAGGATCTGGTTCAGTTGTGATTCTGGTACCAATGAAACTGTTGGTTGGTACCTGTCCTTCAACCAAGGCAGGATCTGCATAGATGTTCTGAATGACCTTCTTGATGAGGTTGGCATCTCGAACATACCCATACATATTTAACTTCACTGTGAAATTCAAATCCCAGATGACACTCATGCGTTTATCAAAACTGCCTTCCCATTCATCTTGATAACTAACATTATCCAATACAATTTGCAAGTCATTTCTCACACCTAGTTCTGGAATGGTGTTGATGGTGACATTGAAATCTGGATTGAAGTATGGGAGAATTTGCTCAATGATTTGTAACCCATCATCTTGATTTTTAGCAAACACACTCATGCCAATGCCCATGTTATAAGGCGTGGATACAAATGAATATCGAACACCTGTGGCAGAGGTACCAGATTCATCCACCGCACGAACATTTTGGCGCACAGCCAATTTTCTGGACGGGTCATAGTTGAATGTGGTGATTTCAAATCCAATTCTAGGTAATGTGATGGCAAACGTGGCACGACCTGTTTCTAGCTCTGGAGCTTCACGAATACGGTCAATGAATTTCTGCTTGGGTGCATAACTTAAAGGCACAAACAAACTTTGCACTGTTTCATCAGCATCATTGGTTCTACGAATTTGAATGTTGTTGAACAATGTTCCAAAAGCAATAATTGCCTTTCTGATATGCTGATGATAGAAATATTTGCCTTTGAACATTAGTATTCACCAAAAGGATTTATAGATGTGAAATCCAAGATGTCTTGTCCTTCAGTTTCAAATGATGCGTTATCACTGAATGGTACCAATGCTCTGGTACCAAATTGTTCTTGAACGATGCTGAAACCTGATTGAAGAAGCAACAAGTCTCCTGATTCCATCAAGATGTTGTATTCAAATTGGTCTTGTGAGCTTGCTGTTTCAGCAGCATCAATTTCTTCAACACCAGTATCAAATTGTTCTGAACTGTATTGATACAATTCACAGCTCATGCTGTAAATGTAGAATTTATTTAATTGATAGAATGGATTCAAATGTTGTACAAATTTAATTTCGAACATGGAGTTTGTTCGAGGAAAATATAACAAATCACCTTCGGCAGGACGTGAAGGTAATTGTAATAGTTCATCAGGATTGCTGCCTACTACATCTTCCCAGCGACGTTTTGATACCACGAACGTGGCTTGGTCAGTAACTTGAATACCGAACTTTGTGAACAATTCACCGTCACCTTCCCATCCTTGTACATTGGTGAGATACATTTCCAATGGATAGGCATTTTCAAAACGACTTAATACATCTTCACCAAGGACCTCATCTTGTTTCACTGAGGTACGGGGAAGATAATAGACATCATGACCGTAAATTTTAATGCTTTCAATGATGAGGTCTTCTAGAAGCCGTTGTTCATTTGTGGTTCCAGATGTGCTACCAGATTGGAAATAGAAATTTGTGGCCATGTTAGCCTACCATGAAGTCAACAGGCAACTCGTATCTGGATTGCATTTCTTTTTCTAGTTCATTAAGCTCTGATAAAGCTTCATCAAAAATGACTTGACCATTCAAGGTGACACCACCTGGGAGTTGCATTCCACCAAACTTCTTCATGTTTTCTCCCCATTGACGTTTGATAAGAGCTGTCACATAACGGCGAAGAAACATATCATTGTAGATTTCTGTGTATGTTTCAGGATTTAATGCTCGATACACTTCAAACACAACGTAATCACCATCTTCAAATGTTTCATCCATGTTTACATCTAGATGAATACTATTTTTCTTTCTGTTGAAAGAAAAACTGCGAGAACCCGCAAACATATCATCAAGCAATTGTAAATGCATTTTTACTTGATTGTGGCGTGTAAGGTTGTGGAAAATCCTGATATGCTACCTGTGATGGTTTCTGAGTTGCTAAATGTCCCATTCACATCTCGAACTTTCAATATGTTGCTGCTTTTCACAGCATACACGGTAGCAGTGGCGCCAGATGTGGCACCAGTCACAGTTTCATTTACTGTGAATTGAGTTGCAAAGATGGTGGATAAACGAAGCTCTGATGCTTCAACTTGTGCTTTCAAGTATACCCGTTCCACACCATCGAAATGATATTCATTCCAATAATCTATGGCATCTTGTACTCTATCTTCTACTTGGTCATCATCAACGTTAATTTCAATAACGGGATACCCAAGGCGACGGAGACAGTAATCCTTTAATTCTTGGCGTGTAGTAATTGCCATGAGTAGTTACCTTATTGCTTGTTGATTTTAGCTTCTAATTCTTCAATCTTCTTTTGTTGTTCCTTGATGGCTTCAATCAAGAGTGGGACAACACTTACACCAATTTGCATCTTGTCGTTGTTGTAACCGAGTGACTTGGCTACTTCATTTTCAGTGAAGTAATACCCATTCAAAGAGTTTACTTTATCTAATGCATTTCCAATGGTGCCATGGAAGTTTTTCAATCTTGCGTCTGAGTAGTAAGCCGTGATTTCATTGGTGGCTCTGATTTCACCTGCAGTACCAGAACCTGCTGTACCTACACCTACAGAATTGAATTGTACATTGGAACCTGTACCTACTGCTTGACCAATAGAGATGGTAACAGCGCCAGTGGCACCACTGACAGATACACCAGTACCTGCCACGTTGGAAGTTACACCTGTGTTGGCAATCGTGACAGCTGCAGATCCATTGTAGCTAGTACCTGAAAGACCTGTTCCGATAGTTAATGTGTTTAAGTTGCTACCTAAGGTGACACCTGAGATGGTGGATGCTGACAACTTGGATACTGCAATGGCTGCGGAAGCATTGATATCGGCATTCACTATTGTGCCATCAGCAATCATGGTGCTGGTGACGGTACCTGTGTCACCTGTTGTAACCACAGTACCTGTGGTGTTTGGTAATGTGAGTGTTTGGTCAGCAGATAATGTTGCTGGAGTTAATATAACTTCCCAGTTACCAGTACCACCAGCACGTCCACGAATTTCCACACCATCTTGTGTTGCTGCGGCGCGAGCAAGAACTCCGCCGCCAGTTGTAGTTAATGAGGTACCTGTTGCTGCACCAATATTAGGTGTAACAAGTGTTGGGCTTGTAGCGAACACATTGGCACCAGAACCTGTTTCATCTGTTAACATTGCTGCCAAGTTAGCACTTGTTGGAGTTGCCAAGAAGGTGGCTGCACCTGTGGCAAGACCAGAAACACCAGTACTAATTGGTAATCCTGTACAGTTTGTTAAAGTACCGCTTGATGGGGTACCAAGAACTGGTGTTACAAGTGTTGGGCTTGTTGCGAACACCAATGAACCGGTACCAGTTTCATCGGTGATGGCGGAAATTAAGTTGGCTGAACTTGGTGTGGCCAAGAAGGTAGCAACTCCTGTACCTAATCCTGAAACACCAGTACTAATTGGTAATCCTGTACAACTTGTTAGTGTACCAGATGAAGGCGTGCCCAGAGCAGGTGTTACCAGTGTTGGGGATGTTGCCAAAACAACAGAACCTGAACCTGTGGTGCCGTTACTTAAATTGGATGCAGCAATTTGTGAACCATTGATATGAACGGCGCCTACGTCAATGGTTCCAAGTGTGCCTGAGAACACTTCAGAAGTGTTGGTGGCATCTGGGATGAAGGTGAGTTTACCTGTGCTATCATCATACCCGAAGAAACCAATTTTAGCTGCAGTACCATTGTGCCAACGGAATTCCACACCACGGTCCTTGTTGTCATCTGATGCGGGTGCTGTATCACCACCAAGTGTAATGATTGGGTCATCAAGTGTAGTTGTGGTGCTATTAACGGTAGTTGTAGTACCGTTTACTGTTAAATTACCACCGACGGTTACGTTACCAGATGCGCTGATGGTGGCAAAATTGGCAGTGCCTGAAAATGTTGGACTTGCACTAAACACCACAGTGCTGGTACCTGTTTCATCAGTCAGTGCTGAAGCCAAGTTGGCACTTGAAGGAGTTGCCAAGAAGGTAGCGATACCAGTACCCAATCCTGAAATACCTGTGCTGACTGGAAGACCTGTACAATTTGTTAAAGTACCGCTGGAGGGAGTACCAAGAACTGGCGTTACAAGTGTTGGGCTGGTGGCGAACACAAGTGCACCTGAACCTGTTTCATCAGAAATCACACCTGCCAATTCTGAAGATGTTGTTGCAGCAAATGCACTCAACTTGTTAGCGGTATAGGCAACAGTACCACCTGCACCAAATGCTACTGATGAGCTATCGGTGCCTGTGAAGGTTAGCGTGTTGCTAGCTGTTAAGGTTTTGCCGTCAGCAATTGTTAATGTAGAACCTGTTGCAGGTGCCGTGATGGCAACTTTATTGATGCTAGTTGCTGATGCCACACCCAATGTTGGTGTAACAAGTGTTGGGCTTGTGGCAAATACGTTGGCACCTGTTCCAGTTTCATCTGTTAACATTGCTGCCAAGTTGGCTGAACTTGGTGTTGCCAAGAAAGTGGCTGCACCTGTACCTAAACCTGAAATACCGGTGGACACAGGAAGACCTGTGCAATTGGTTAATGTGCCGGATGAAGGTGTACCAAGAGCAGGTGTAACAAGAGTTGGACTTGTAGATAGAACAGCACTACCTGTACCTGTGATGGTGGCGAATTCAATGTATTCAGCATCCCAATCAGCTGCAGTTGTTAAAGCTGTGCCAATACATAAGAAGCTCATGGTGACACCTGGGATAACCGTGGCCACCAAGTTGCCACCAGAGGAATTCACCGTGAGATTACCAGTGGAAGCATTTTCAATACGGTACATCACACCAGTAGCTAAAGTGCTAGTAACTGGAAGAACTACAGTTTGAGTTGTGGTTCCTGTGAATCTGGTGTACCAAGGACTGGTGCTAGTAAGAGTTGTGGTACCTGCAGCAGTGGCAATGGAAGTATATCCCCATTTGATGTTATCAATGGTTGGGAATGTTAAGGTCTTGTTTGTTAATGTATCAGTTGTGGCACGACCTACTAATGTATCAGTTGAAGTGGGAAGTGTCAATGTTCCTGTATTGCTGATTGTAGAAATAACAGGAGAAGTGAGTGTCTTGTTGGTGAGTGTCAAGGTGTTGGATGCTGTTGCAACCGTGACACCTTCAATGGTTACTGTACCTGCAGCAGAACGTGCGATAGTTGTATCAGTAGCATGACCCAATTCAATACTTCCAACACCTAAAGCTGTTGCAGTGGATGCCGTGATGCCAGATACCGGTAATCCAGTACAGTTGGTCAAGGTACCTGCAGAAGGTGTTCCAATGTTTGGTGTCACCAAGGTTGGACTTGTAGCGAATACTAATGAACCAGTACCAGTTTCGTCGGTGATGGCAGAGATTAAATTGGCACTTGAAGGGGTTGCCAAGAACGTAGCGACACCAGTACCCAATCCGGATACACCAGTTGAGATAGGCAAACCTGTACAACTTGTTAATGTACCGCTTGATGGAGTACCAAGAGCAGGTGTGACAAGTGTTGGACTTGTAGCTAACACCACAGAACCTGAACCAGTTGTACCATTGCTTAAGTTAGATGCAGCAATTTGTGAACCATTGATATGCACAGCACCAACATCAATGGTACCTAAAGTTCCAGAAAACACTTCAGAAGTGTTGGTGGCATCTGGGATGAAAGTAAGTTTTCCAGTGCTATCATCATATCCAAAGAAGCCCACCTTGGCAACTGTTCCGTTATGCCAACGGAATTCCACACCACGGTCCTTGTTGTCATCTGATGCGGGTGCTGTATCACCACCAAGTGTGATGATGGGATCGTCTAGTGTTGTGGTGGTGCTATTAACCGTTGTGGTGGTACCATTGACAGTTAAATTGCCTCCTACAGTAACGTTACCTGAAGTACTGACAGCAGCAAAGTTGGCAGTACCTGTGAATGTTGGACTTGCTGAGAATACCAGAGTGCTGGTACCTGTTTCATCGGTGATGGCAGAAGCTAAGTTGGCTGAACTTGGAGTTGCCAAGAAAGTAGCTATGCCGGTGCCTAAGCCAGAAATACCGGTGGCTACAGGTAATCCGGTACAATTTGTTAAGGTACCAGAAGTAGGAGTTCCTAAAATAGGTGTGACAAGTGTTGGGCTTGTGGCGAACACAAGTGCACCTGAACCTGTTTCATCTGTGACAGCCGATGCCAAGTTGGCACTTGATGGTGTTGCCAAGAAGGTAGCGACACCAGTACCTAAACCACTTACACCAGAACTGATGGGTAATCCTGTACAGTTTGTTAAAGTACCAGATGAAGGTGTTCCTAATACTGGAGTAGTTAACGTTGGACTTGTTAAAGTTTTATTAGTAAGTGTTTGTGTAGCAGTTTTGCCCACCATCTCAAAACCGCCGGCTGTGGTGCCATCATGGACACGAAGTACATCCAAGTCTGTATCAACAGATATTTCACCTGCTGCTCCAGTAAAATTATTATTTTGTGTTGTCGTACCTCTTCTGAACTGTACCTGTGTTGGCATCTATATTCTCCTAAACGTTTACGTCAATGCACCCAAATCAGTGGTAGCTAATGCACCTGAAGGTGATGTTAAACAATCAAAAGCTCTATCAACTGTTTGACTAAATGCATCAATGGATGATGTGGTTAAGTCTCCATAATCTCCAGTTGGAAATATAATGGAAGCAACGGCTGCTTCAAGAGCAGTAATTTGTTCTTGCAAATTGGCAGGAACATCAGCATAATTTGCTACGGTAACAATGTTGTTACTACTATCTCGAACGTAGATAATTTTATCTGAAGTATTAACTGCCATTTCACCTACAACTAAATCACTAGTTGTAGGAACCGCACTACCAATTTCACTTCTTTTGGGTTTAATTACGACTGCCATTGACTATTATTTTCTTGTGTTGGTTGTGGCTGTTTTTTTAATTCTTCTAGTTCTTCCATAGCCATAGCAAGTTGAGTCGTGAGCATGGTTTTTTCCATTGTTAACGTCTTAACTTGCTCGGCTAAAGAAGCAATATACTTATTTAAAAACTTCTGTGAATCCATGATGTAATCTCAATTATTTATTAGTATGTTCCACCGTCAATTGTGTTTGTCCAAGCAGGTGTGCCTGAGTTGGAATACAAGAAGTATCCGTTGGTTCCTGCAGCTGTAGCTTGGATGGCACTTGTTCCGTTACCATACAACACACCGTTCGTGGTGAAGGTTGATGCACCTGTACCACCATCTGCCACTGCAATGTCTGCTGACAAACCAGAAACAGTACCACCTGTCAAGTTGGCAAGAATGGTACCTACAGAATATCCTGTGCCAGCAGTGTTAACTGTGGTTGAAGGTTCTGATTGTAGTCCTACGAAGAACTTGAAGATGTTGCTGTCTGAAGCATCACGGAAGAAACCTGCATACTTTGTAGTTGCTGCTTCAACATATTCACCATAGACACCAGTATCAACTGAGTTACCTGTGTTACCATCGGCCAACTTCAAAATTACGTCATCAATGGAAACTGTTGTTGAGTTCACAATGGTTGATGTACCGTTAACAGTCAAGTTACCAGCAACTGTGACGTTGGCACCAGACAATGTGATGGCAGTTGTAGGAGTTGATCCTGATTTGATGACAAGTTCACCACCTGATTGTGATAGTGCACCGAACGTTACACCAGCATCCTTAAGAATAACATCGGCACCATCTGCATCAAGAACGATGTCTCCTGCGGCATCCAATGTGATATCGGCAGCACTATCAATTTCTGCAATGATAGGTGTTGTTAATGTTGGTGTGTTGGCGAACACAAGTGCGCCAGTACCAGTTTCATCAGTGATGGCTGAGATTAAATTGGCACTTGATGGTGTTGCCAAGAAGGTGGCCACGCCTGTTGCAAGTCCTGAAATACCTGTGCTGACTGGAAGACCTGTACAATTTGTTAAAGTACCGCTTGTTGGTGTACCAAGAACAGGAGTGACAAGTGTTGGTGTATTGGCAAATACCAATGCACCAGTTCCAGTTTCATCGGTGACGGCAGAGGCCAAGTTAGCTGAGCTTGGTGTGGCCAAGAACGTAGCGACACCGGTACCTAAACCAGAAATACCAGTTGATACAGGAAGACCTGTACAATTGGTCAAAGTACCTGAACTTGGTGTTCCAAGGACAGGGGTGGTAAGTGTAGGTGATGTAAGTGTTTTGTTTGTTAATGTATCAGTTGTGGCACGACCTACCAAAGTATCTGTAGCCGCAGGAAGAGTTAAACTTCCTGATGCAGTAGCTGCTGCTACTAACGTGGTGGTGCCTGATGTGGAACCACTGACGCTTAATCCAGTGGAACCTACGTTAACTGTACCGGTGCCCTTTGCACGTAAGTTTAGTGTGACGTTGGTATCACCGCCAGAAGCAGTAATACTAGGTGCATTGCCGGTTGCAGCGTTTGCAACTGTGATTTCATTTACAGCACTTGCTGTTGTAGTGAAAATAATTTCTTCATTACCGTTAGCATCTGCAATGAAACCACTATTAGCAAACTTAGGGGCAGTTAGTGTTTTGTTTGTTAATGTTTCAGTACCAGCTAGTGTAGCGAAATCAGCATCAGATAAAGCTGTGTTGAATTGTGCAATAGTACCAGTTAAAGAATTGTTACTTAAGTTAACAGTCTTATTGGTTAATGTTTCAGTACCAGCTAATGTAGCAAAATCAGCATCAGACAGAGCTGTATTAAATTGTGCAATAGTACCAGTTAAGGAGTTACTGCTTAAGTTAACGGTTTTGTTTGTTAATGTTTGTGTTCCAGAATTTGTAGTAACTGTTGAATCAATGTTGAAAGTTACTGTGTTATCTGTGACTGCACTATCAAGACCAGTGCCACCAGCAAATGTTAAAGTTTGTCCAGTGCTGAATGTGTCAGTACCAGTATCACCAGCCAATGTTAATGATGATGAAGCAGGTGCCGCAAATGATAGAACACCTGAACCGTTGGTGGTTAAGATTTGTCCTGCAGAACCGTCGGCGGCAGGAAGTGTGAAGGCTACGTTGGATGCAATTGTTGCTGCTGCCTTCAATGTGACAGTATTGCTACCATCAGCATCTTTTAGAACAACAGCATCACCCACGGTACCATCACGTGGATCCAAGAAACTGTCAACAGTATTAGTGTAATATTTACCACCAATCTTGTCAATTACTGCCGTGGTGCCATCTGAAGCTACTGATTCAATGTAAAGAATAGCATTGGCACCACTACCAGTGCGGTCTTCGGCATATGCCAATTCACCTTCAGCAAGGTCGCTGGTTGTTGGAGCGGTAGAACCTGTTGACCGCTTAATTTGAATTACTGTCATTTACTGCACTCCTGATTTGAG